TCAAAACTGGAAAATCACCGAGGTGCAAAACTAATGACCGCAAAACTCTCAGCATCAGCCGACGGCACCAAAGTCACCATCGGCACCGCAGCAGAAGATGCCCTGCAAATCGACGCGACGGCCAAGATCATCAAGGCGCTGGCTCCGTATCTGTTCAATGCAGACAACGGGGTGCCGGTCGGCACGATCATTGACTTCGCCGGCACTCAGCCTCCAACCGGCTATCTGGCCTGTCCATTGGTGGCGACCAACGTCAGCCGGGCGACCTATGCCGCGCTGTTTGCTGCCATCGGGACAACGTGGGGAGCGGGTGACGGCTCCACGACGTTTGGACTACCCTACTTCCCTGCTGACACAGTTGGCGTACAAGCTGATGCCAACGTCGGAACACAGACAAACGGTGTAGTCATCAACCACACGCATTCCCTTGGCGGATCGCTTGCCAACCTGAGCGCCGCCGGGTCTAATTGGGGCAACAATGCACCGCTCAACCAAGGCATAGCGACCGCTACTGGGAACCCGACAGGCGGCAATACTCGCAACCTTCCCGGCGGTGCGCGGGTCCGCAAGTGCGTGAAAATCTAATGCACCGCTCCCTCTCCCTCGCGCTGCTCCTGTCGGCCTGTACGACGACCAACATCAATGCCCCGCAGCCGAACTTGCAGAGCATCAACCTCGGCCAGCCGTCGTGCGTTCAGGACTGCCACACGACCCAAACCGCGACGCAGGGCGAGGGCAGCACGAGCGGGGCGATCACCAATACCACCAGCAGTTCTTCTACCCGCAGTCCAACCATCGGAGGATCACAATGATCAACCTCGAACGCATCCGTTCCGCCACCCCAGTCATCATCGCTGTCGTCTGCTTCCTCGTCGTCGGGGTGTCATACGCCTGCACAGCCAGAGCGCAGGACCGCCCGAGCCTGACCCCGGAGCAGAAGGCAACTGTTGTATGGGTGGCTGCCAATGCCATCACCTCGTTCGCTGTCGGCTGGTTCGTCCTGCCCTATGCGACAATCACCGGCAAGCAGAAGGAACTCTGCGACGCCATGAAAGGCAGGTACGACCCCAAGGCCCGTGACCTCTGCGAAGGTGGTGATTGGGTCCGCATCATTCCCTACCTTCGCGACATCAAGGAGAATTGACCATGAAATACCTACTCACCCTGCTGTGCCTGTTCGCTTCCTCCGCCTTCGCCATCGGCCTCGGCAATGACAACCCGCCGGGCGGTGGGGGCGACATCAAGAATACCCAAACGACTGTGGTCGGTGTCAGTAACGAGTCGCGGGCCAACGCCCTGAACTACGTGAAGAACATCACCAACGTGGCTCCGGTCGAAGTGACAACCGCCCCGGTGACTGTCTCCTACAACGAGGCACAGCAGCCGGCCAACACCCGCAACGAACAAGTAGGAACCGTCAATGTACGCACCGTCCCCAACGTCTTCTCCGGTAATGTCTACCCTACCGCGCCTTGTATGGGTTCTTCCACCGTTGGGGCTGCTGCCCTCGGCTGGGGTGCCTCCATTGGCTCCTCATGGGCTGACCACGAATGCGGGAAGCGTGAGACTGCCCGTTCATTCCAGAACCTCGGCCTGACTCAGGATGCCGTGGCCATCCTCTGCACCAGCGAGTACGCCGCAGCCGCCCCGGCCTGCCAGCCGAAATGATCGAGAAGCTCATTGGGCAAGTGTTCGGGGATGCAGATGACGCCCACAAGGAACATCTGCTCACCCGGAGCTACGCACAGCACGTGGCTCTTGGGGACTTCTATGGTGGGGTCCGGGATGCTCTGGATGCGGTCGTGGAAGCCCACATCGCCCTGGTCGGGCCAGATGACATTGCAGACCCTACCGGAAGCCCACTCGAACAGTTGGAGGACGGCTACGTTGCTCTGATGGGGATGCGGGACAAGGTCTGCGACGGCTGCCCCACCATCGAGGACCTGTATGACACGCTGACGGGGGAATACCTCACAGCGATCTACAAGCTCAAACGGCTGAAATGAAGAAAGCCCCCGATTATGGGGGCTTCTTTTGTCACTTCGCGTTGAACTCCTGTGCCGGTCCAGTTGTGGTGCTACGTTCCGCCTGTCTGATGTACCTCAAGGCTGTCTGATGGCGGGTCTCGCCGGGCCACTTGCTTTCGACGGCCATCAACAGTTCGTGGTACAGAGTTTGACTGGTGGCGAGTTGCTGCCGCAAAGACTCTGCCTCTGTGTGCTTGCCATCGACAATTCCGTGACATGCTTCGCAGGCTTCCCACCCGTCCTTTTTGCCATCCCGAAACTCGGCGAGCAGTTCGGCGCACAAGTCGCAGGCGTCGAGCGGGTTTCCGTGTTGGCAACTCATTTCCACCCCTCCACCAGACCCCACACGCCGAGTAGCAGCAGGGCAGTCCAGAGTACAGCCTCGAACAGGTACGGCCATGCCTCGGGGGCTGGCTCGGTGAATGGCAGGTCGGGCCTCGGATCGTGGCTGGCGTAACGCTGCGGGCGAATAGATGTACTAGTGCAGCCGATACGGGTACGTGCTGGTTTGGTCATTTCATCTCCTTTCCAATTTCCGCAGCCGCCCTGACGATGGCGCGACGGGTTGCTGCATGAGCGTCGCTGTCATGCGCTTCGCTGGCCCCACGCCCAATGTCTGTCAGCACGTCGGTTACACCATCATCAACACCAACTGTGAGAAACAACTTCACCGCCAGCCGCAGCGCATCGCCGTCGTCGGTGAGGGGGTTCCACCGTGTGCCGTTGTGCCAATCCAATACAACATCACCCATGCAATTGAACCCGGTGTTCCCTCTGCCCCTACCGCTTGTTTCAGATTTGTCGATCTTCAACCCTGCTGCCTTCGCAGCCAGTTCCAACAGTTCACGGTCGTTGCTCATTGCTCTACATATCCTGTAATGTCTCCGGCGGGGAAGCGTACATATGCCTCCGGCTTGCAAGTTGTATTTCCGTGAGACCGCCAAAACAGTCCTCCGTGCTCAGGGTGCCGCCAGCACTCGCTGATCACGATGGTTTTCTTCGGCTGCGCGGGGCGACCACGATATCTGGTTCCGAAAGTCCAGCCTCGCTGCATCCACAGTATCCAGTCTCCCATGTAGAATTCTTCAATCTCCCACTTCTCGATCTGTGCGCGGGCCACGTCCTGCATGGTGGGCAGGTCTCTCCATTCGCTGCTCATTGTTCACGCCCTCCTAGTGTAATGATTTGCGTGCCAACAATCCATGACGGAACGGATAGCCCTTTCCAAATCCCTTCCATGGTCCTCCTGGTAACTCCCGCCATCCTCGCCAGTGCCTCTATCGTGTAGCCCTGGCGCTTGAGGGAGTTGATAAGGTTGGGCCAATCCGGCTCCACTATAATGATTGTCGGCACGTCCTTGGTCTTTCTCTGGTAATTTCTGCTCATCTCCCATTTCTCATCTTTCTCAGGATACGGTCAGCCTCTGTCTTGTCGGTCATGTAGGTCAAGTCGAGGAGTACCAGAACGGGTTGGGGGATCGTGCGGCCGGACTCATACCGGGAACCGCATGTTTGGCTTACGCTCACAGCTCCCCAGAATTGCTCCTGGGTAAGCCCTAGTTCCAGCCGTTTTGCTAATATGTACTTCATTTCAACTCCTTCAGGTTATACGTAGCTGACTATGCGAAGGGCTACAGGCGATTATTTCGGCGGGGGTAAGGCTAGGGTACCGGCGACTTACGGTATAGCGCCCTAGCCCCTCCTGGACCCCTACGCAGCGCCCTCCCGGCGACGGGAAATCCCTAATTCTAGCTGGAAGCGATCCTCCTCCTGGTCATACTTGACCTTGGACTGTACTTCGATGTACTTCTCCAAGAAGTGGCGGGCCTTCTCCAAGTCCTGGATGCCGTTCTTGTTCTTCCACCGGGTGACGTACTTGGTGATTTGAGCCTGGAAGTAGTCAAGGTCATTAGCCACCACGTAATCCCAGTGTTGAATGGAGGACTTGTAGTGGTTCCCCCCGACTTGTTTGTCATTTGCATTCATGTTGAATCTCCTTGAGAAGTTGGCGAGTTGCGGGCAGAGGATCGTTGGTACGAAGCCAATCCACCCCTCTGGCCAGGATCGGCTTGAACTGCGAGTTACCCATGTTGATCTCTTCCAGCGCCTTGAAGCAAAGATCAAGCATGTCGGCTTGCTTGAGTACCTTGCACCCGTAGGGGGTGAGGGTATGAATGTTGAACCACTGATAGTCGAACCGACGCTCCATGGCGGTCAGTGCTGCCTTGAGTTCAGGACTGTCCCACTTGGCCGTGGCCGGAACGTCGCCGGTGTATTGCTCAGCCATGTCGTGAGTCAAGGCAGCCATGAGCAAAGTCGCGCTGGGCTTCTCCTCGGTGATCAGAACGCACAGGATGGCTACGTTGGCGGAATGGTGACCCACGGTCTCCCCCACAATAGTGTCGCAGGTATGGTAACGCTTGACCTTGTTGCCTGAGCGATACCGCTTTATGGTGGACATAGTGGGGTAGGAGGCAATCACCTCCTCCAGATCCCGCAGCTTGCTGAGGGTATCGCTCATTTCTGTTCCCTCCGCTCGATCCACTGAAGGCAGGCAAGCCGCCAGTCGTCGGCCCGCACATCTTCCAACGCCTTGCGTCCGTCGTTGCGACCCTCCTTGCGATCAAACCACGAATCCCACATAGGGATGGCTACCTCATGGAAGAATGGGTTTTTGATCTCCGTGAAGTCCCCTTCGTGCATAAAGATGTCCAGGTCGTTGAACCAGTGGTTGGGGTCATACACGAGCGGGTAGGATTGGATTCCCTCAACCTCATACACGCTCTCCACGTTGGTAGGGATATTACTATACAATTCCCATCCTTGGCCGATTTCGGTGTAGAGGTGGGCGTTGTTAGAGAATTGGCGATATACCCCCACTTCCCTATGTAGCATGGATGCAACTATCTCCTGGAGGAACGACATATGGACTGCGTTCGCCCCGAACATCCCCCAGATGACGTCGTTTGAGCGATTACAGACCGTCATATTCAGCCGCCCCTTCACGATGTCGAAGTAGATATGGGTGTTACACGGAAGATCCACGGAGTCCACATCCAAATCATCGTTGGGATCCCACATGGCGATAACCGCCCGCCTGGTAAATGGTTCGTGCTGGAGAAGATGGACAATATCCATCACTTGGTCAACCCCGAAGTGTCTCCTCCACCGGTGACCATAGGCTCCGTGGAAGTTCAACTCGTTGTCACTGAACTCGCGCATCCGCTTGTTAAATTGAGACACCCATAGCACGTCGTTCCTACCGGCCATCATCCACAGACACTCCATGAGGTGAAAGTAGGGATTCGCATCCCGCTTGGGGTTAAACAGCACCCGCTCGGTGGGGTTGGCATAGGTGACCATAATGGGCTCAGTAAGCCGAAGCGCCCTTCCATTGCGAGTTTGCTCCAGCTCGCTTGACGACCGGAATCTCCAGAGGATGTCGTTCAGCCCCTGATCCAGACTATGTACAGTTAGTTCCATTAGTATTTGCTCCTAGCGTATCCACGCTTCCATTTGAAGAATTCGCACAGGCAGTTCTGCATATCCTGGGCGTCCACATCGACTACATCAGACACCTCCAACCGAAGGCGATTGACTTGTATTTGAAACTCCTCCTGATCCCACTTCTTGTCCAGGGGGTAGTTGCGAAGGTAGTTCAGCCCCTTCTGGGAGCCTGGGCCGGGAGCGCAGAATATGTCCTTATCGGGAGCGTTCTGTAACACCCAGGTGTGTTTGAGATCAGCTACGATCTGGGCGGCGATGAAGCTGCCACAGCGTGGAGCGTTTTGGAGCTGACGCCACATACCATAGCAGCGGGTCGTGGGGACCATCTTGTCAATCTCGTCCAGCGTCCGGGCCACGGACTCATACTTGGGGGAGCCATCATGCTCGGCAGTAATCATGTACGCCCCCGTCCAGACCTTGCCGGGCCTTTCAGAAAGCTGTTTCATGTTGGCGATAAACATGTCCCTCCTTACCCCCCAATCATCTATGTATCCGATGTTATGGAGAGTGGGAATCCAGTTGATCAACCTGCACATAGCCATATTGAGGATCATAGCTGGGTGGCCGGGGTAGGGATCGCGGAAATGCTCCTTGATGTAGCGAGTAACCTTGTCATCTTCCCGGTGGACGTTACAGAAGCGGTAGGTGGCCAGCATGGGATCGTCGGTGAAGGGGCGCTTCTCCCCTGCCTCCTTCTTGACCCGGACCGCCTCACGCTCCGTGATCCAGAACTTGAGATCGTCAATCATGATGGTTCTCGAATAGGTCAAGAAGTTGGTCGGTAGGGAAGTTGTCCCACTCTAGCACTGCCACGTTCCGGCCTGCCGCAGTGAGCTTCCGCTGGAGAGCGTTGATGGGAATGACCCGCTTGCGAGTATTGTCCTCATTCAACGGCTTCAACTCCCCACGTTCGGCACGGCGAATCTTGACCCTCCTGATGCACTCATCGATGGGAGTATTGAGGAAAGCGAAGATGTGGCGATTGCCCCACTTCTCCGTGATGGCCCCGAGCTTGCCGTAGTAGGTGGAGAGCAAAAGCCCCTCGTACAGCACGTGACCTTCGTCAGCATACTTCTCGATCAACTCGATCTGACGCTCCACAGAGGTCACGCCGTCCATCCCGCCGCACTTGTTCTCATACGGGCCCAGGACGTACAGAGGGCGCTTGAGAGCGGGGTGCTCAACCTTGTACGCTTCGGGCCGCTTGACGGGACCGATGCGGGTGATCTTGTTGGCGTCGTCAAAGATGTCACGAACAAGGGTGGTCTTTCCCGCCCCGCTCGTGCCGTGGATCTTGATAATCATTTCATACTCCTTTCTGTTTAAGAACCCCTATTATACCGGAAACTTATCCTGAGAAGGAACATTCTTATTAAATTGTTCGATGGCGTCGAATAGGTCTTGCTGCTCCCGCCCCTTCTGCTCAAGAACCTTCAAGACCTTGGCATCCATTGTTTTCTCGCCGATCAGGTAGTGGATCACCACCCGCGACTCCGCCTGACCTTGGCGATAGACCCTAGCGTTGGCTTGGTCGTGGAGGTACAAGTCCCATGGGGGGCAGATCCAGAGGATATTCGAGCACGCGCCTTGGAGGTTCAGCCCCACCCCGACTGTTCGCGGGTGGCCGATCAATACTGGGATTGTGCCCTCATTAAAGGCGTTGATAAGAGCGTCCGGGGTCTTAGTCCGCGTTAAGTTGGGAACGCCCCCTAGCGCCTCTTGTAGCCGCTCCTCATCGTGGTTAAACTCGTAAAAGATTAGAAGCGGCGACCCGTTCAAGTCCTCCACAATCCCCTTCACCGCGTTGATCTTCTCATAGTGGATATGCTCCACCCCAGACTCGGTGTACAGTCCCCCATTCGATATCTGCCTACAACGCCCCCCAGCCACCGCGGCATTAGGTGAGCTAACTTTGTCCCCACTAGCAAGGATTGCCAGGAACTCCTTTTCCATGGCTTTGTACACTTTGAACGCTGCCGGGGGGAGGGGGATGGTAATGGGGTTTATGATCAGATCCGGCATGTCGATGTTATCCCTAGCCGACATGCGGAGTACCAGCTTGGCTATCCGACGGTACAGGATGTCCTTATATTGGGGGATGACCTTGTAACTATACCCTGATCTATCGGGCATACAGAACTCGTTGCGGAAGTGAGTAATGAAGTGACCGAGCGAAGCCCCCTGGTCAAGTATGTAGATCTGACTCCATATGTCCTCCAACCCGTTCGGCGATGGCGTGCCTGTTAGAATCCACCTATATGAGAATTCACCAAGCCCCTTCTTGAGCGCCTTGAACCGTTGGCTAGCAGGGTTCTTCCACTCCGCTGACTCATCGATCAAAATCAGGTCATAGCCTGAGGTGAATAACTTTCTGTTCTTGAGGAGGGGAAGGGCTGATTCCGGGTTGATACCGTTGATGAGGGCATCCCCCAGCTGGCGGGTCTGATGCATGTTGTAGTAGGTCATCCCCTCGAAGTCATCCCACTTCTTGATCTCATTAGGCCATACCGTGTACAGCGCCCGGATGGGGGCGATGAGGAGCACCTTCTTGATGTACCCCGCCTCGGCCAACATCTTAATGGCGAACAGGCTAACCGAAGTCTTGCCAAGGCCCATGTCCAAGAACAACCCGGCGTACCTATTCTTCAACAGGAACTCTATGGCCTCCAATTGGTACTTATGAGGGGTGTAGCGCATTTTGCTCCTCCTTGAATCTCCAGATTATGTAGCGGGCGTCGATCAGGTTGTCACATACAAAGATGCGGATATTATGCCGCCGTAGCTGGTCATGAATCTCGAGTTGTATGGCTCGGGGCTTTTCCTTGGCTGCTTTGTATTCTATGAATATGACCCCTCCTCGGTACACATACAACCTATCAGGCCAGCCTACTTGTCCCTTGACGTTAAGCTTCAAGGTCATCATTCCCAGCTCTTTGGCGTAGTCTGATGCCTTGGTCTCTATGCGGCTCTCAAGCTCAGAAGTCCCAAGCACACTCGCCACCCTTGGAGGCTTTGTAGGGGCACCACTTACACGCGCTGTTCGACGGCGTGGCCGGGAATTCTGTGGCGGCATACAGCTTGTCCCACCGCTCCTTCCACGCTGTACGGATGAATGCCTCCAACCCCTTGGGGTAGGATGTTGGGGAAGCCTCTCCCTCAAGATAGAGGGGCGCTACAACCACTTCCTTGACCTCGGGGTAGCGCGAGAAGCCCAGAAGGGCATATACCTCCAGCTGCTCATAGTGGGAGGGGCTGGGCCGACCCGTCTTGAGATCACGGATGTGGAGGATGTCGCCTTCGATCCAGTGGATGTCCACGATGGCCTTGAAGGTCGTCTCGGGAGACTCCTCAAGTTGGAACTCCCACGTATCATCGCGGATGAGCCAAATCTCCTCAGCCCCGGCGCCAAGCTCCTTAGCCCGCTCCAGGATGGGTCTGATCTTCATGAAGTCTACAGTTAGCGACGTGGCTGGAATCTCCCCCTTCAGGAAGCGTTCGCAACCGGTGTGGAGGCGAGTTCCACGTGCCGCGGCAGCCCCAGAGGGGTATTTGATGTCATCGATGTAGGACAGCTTGTACTTGTAGGGGCACTCCTCATACTTGGAGAGTGCGGAATAGCTCGTGCGGGGGATGTTATACATGGTCTTCCATTTCATACCAGTTGGGGCCGACTTCGACCGTTGCGCGCATGGGAATATCAAACTTCCCAGCCTCCATAGCAGCCTTCAGGATGGCTACCTCCTCATCTAAGTGCTCCTTGGACACTGAAATACAGATCTCATCATGGACGGTGGCGAGGAAGCGCCCATACTTTTTGGTCTTGTTGTAGTCTATGATCGCCTGCTTCGTCTGATCGGCAGAGCTACCTTGGATCAAGTAGTTGAGCAGTACGTAGTCCTTGTTCCAAATCCTACCAGTCCGGCTCATTTCCGGTGGGGGAGCATATAGCAGGCGACCGCCCCACGAGCGCACCGGCTCTTTCTGTGAGGCACGGAACTCGACTTGGTCCATGAACTCCTGCACCCCTGTAAGTGCCCTCATATATGAGGAGCGGATACGGGCAGCTTCTGAGGTGGACACCCCCATCCGCTCCGCCATCGTCTTGACCCCCGCCCCGTACAGGATCGAGAATGCAACGATCTTGGTATGCTTACGCTTCAGCGACAGCCCGGTGTTGTCCGATATGATGTCAGCCGCTACCTGATGGATGTCCGCCGCAGGGTCGTTGTCGTACACGTACTTGATTCCACCCTCCGCGAAGTGGCCAAGCATACGAATCTCTTGGGAATGGAAGTCAGCCGACACGAACTCCTCCCCCTCATCCGGCAACACGTACCGGCGCATATGGGGTAGCTCAGGCAGCCCCTCGGGTGCCTTGATACTGAACTCAAGGGGGATATTCTGGAAGTTCGGGTTGGACGACGAGAGCCGCCCGGTCAGCGCCCCATTCTGATCCCCCTTGACCTGATTCCACGCCGGGTGGAGGATGCCGCCGGTAAGTAGTCCCTTCTCATACCAGGGTCGCATGAAGGTGCCGAGGAGCGTCTTGAGCGCCCCACGATAGGCCAGGAGGTGGAACAGCTCGGGGTCAGTTATGACCTGCTCCAGTACATCCCGAGAAGTGCTCAGCCGGCCTGTGGGGGTCTTGGGCCACTCGTCCTCATCGACCGTCATATCAGCCGCCTGCGCCGCCTGGGCTAGCTGCACACCGGAGTCAATGTTAAAGCTGGACAACTCATCCTGTCCCAGGAGGTCATAGGCGCGGCTGGTCACTTCGGCATAGGCCCGCTCATACAGGTCTATGTCGGCCTTGAGGGAGGTCATGTCTATGTGCAGGCCGTCTCTCTCGCTAATGGAGAGGATGGGGGCCAGCTCCCGCTCGCGGTTGTACGGCTCCAGCATCTCCTGCTCCACGATCTTGGGGTACAGGAGGTCATAGAGCATCTTCGTGCGTAGCGTATCGCCCCCAGCGTATGTGCCTACCAGCTCCCCCGGAGCGTCAGCGATATGGGCGCCCCACTTCTTCGTGTTGGACGGCACGATCCCAGCGTTGATAAGCCAGTCCCTCACCGCGGTCTGCTCGTCTGGGGGGAGATTAAGCAGCCGGTCAGCGCTGGGCTTCAAACCCAGAGGAGACAGCGGGTCATTGAGGAACAGGAGGTACATCGTGTCGTGGATACGGAACGGGTCGCCCCACTCGCTCGTGACCTCTGGGAAGAACCTCATCAGCACCGCCATGTCGAAGCGGGCGTTCTGACACAGAAGCTCATGGTCAGAGTTCCACATCCACTGGAGGAGGATGCTCGCAGTCTCCTTGGTACAGTTGTTTCCCGTAGGATGGCCCCAGGCGAGGTAGCAGGCCGGGAGGTCATCGAGCTGGATCGCAACCCCCACCGGCTCAGGTGGGAAGTTGGGATACGGCTCAATGGCCTTGGTCTCGAAGTCAAAGGTGATCATTTTCCTGCGTCGGGATGAGAGAGAAGCTTGATGCCGGAATCGAACAAGTTCTTCATGGCGGCTTGTCTTGCTTCCATACGTGCAATCAAGTCAGAGTTCGCCTTAAGCTGCTGCACAATCTCCTCGTTGTCGATTTCAAGGGACTCAGCCTTCGCTTTGAAAGTGTTACGCTCAGTAACCACAACCGGCTCCTTCCACTTCCACCTGCGCTCCTCGATCTTCCACGTTTTCTCCAGCTCATCATATTGGGGAGCTTCGCTGTTTGCATCATAGCGAAGGGCTTGACGAATTCTCATGAGGTTGTAGGCTTTTCCAAACTTCTGAAAAAGTCCTTCCTGAAGCCCCTCAAGGGAAAAGTGCTCATCGCACCTTTCCTTCAAGAAGATGCTGAGGCGGGTGCGAATATTGTTACGGTAGGTAAGGGTATCATGCTTCGGCTTCATTTTGAAAGCTCCTTAATGGTGGTAAATGCAAGGTTAATTTGAGCAAGAAGCTCGGTGTCCGTCCGAAGTTTCGGTTGGTCGGAATGGTACAGCGATGCGAACATCGCCTTTGCTGCTTTCTGTCCAGCCTCGTTATGGCTGTACATAAGAATTCTGAACTGCTCTATGAGGAACTCTTCTGGCCGACGTTTGGGATCTGATCCTATTGCGGGAAGCTCATACTTGGGCTTTACTTCCGGTTCCGGCTCTGGGTCAGGGAACCGCTCCTTGTCCTCAATCTCTGCTGCTCTCCAATCAGCTATTAACCGCTCTCTGGCTTCCCACGCCTCGTTTTTTAAGCGCCTGTCCTCAGCTTTAGCAGCCGCCCACTCTTCAACAGTGTCGAACCCGGCCTTGACCGCTAGGATGTCATCCCTTCTTACCTGCTCCCCAAACTCCTCAACTACATACTCGAAGTCATCATCTGGAAGGGTGGTGAGTAGGTATAGGCTGTATTGTGCCTTGGGAAGCGAGTTACTAGCGCGGCTAGTAACTCGTTTGTCAGCACCTACGGAAATCATGTTCGATACGGATTGTTGAGACAGTCCGTATCGGTCAGCAATGGATTGTTGGGTGATGTATTCTGGATCGCGCTGATTAACCCCCTCGTTCTTACACAGGAATACCATTTCCTTTGCTGCCTCAACAGTAAAGGTGCCGAACAAGGTATCTAGCTTGTCCCATCTGGACTTACTTGTAGTTACAGCGCTCATCATTTCTGCCTATGTATAGTCGTAGGATCGCTCGGGAGGGGCGGGCCTAGGCCGTACCCCTCCCGACCTTGTTAGAACTTCTTAGCGCCCTTCGCAGGGGCCGCAGCGGGCGATTCGGCGGGGGAATTTACCCCGTTGTCGAAGAGAAGTTCGGTCTCCATCCGCTCAGCCAGGGGCATGACCTGCTCCAGCCAGTGATCATCGAGCAGCTGCACGAACTTGAAGTTCACCTTGAACTGGCTCTTCATGTCAGGCACGGTGGACATCTCGGTGATCACCCCGAACGGCGGACGCTTCACAACGTTGCCGATCTGTTGGACGTACTTGTTCCAGTTCGCCACAGACGTCACCGGAATGCGGGCGAACAGGAAGTCAGCGTTCTCCAGCTCACTCGGGTCGTTGGGGAGGAGAACCATGCCGAGGCGGATGGTGTTCTTGCATGCCTTGCCCTTCCCGCCCTTGGGGTCGCTCTCCCACTCGTTCTTGGGGCAGCTGGCACAGCCTGCCGCATTGACGATCTGGGTCACCTTGCCCAGTACAGGGCCCATGGTGGCCTCGTCATAGCCCACGGCCCAGCAGTCGGCCGACACGACCTTGTTGGGGTCATAAGCCCCAGGGAACCACTGGTTCTCGTGAGCGAACCCGAGCACGATGGCGTTGATCTTGTTACCAGGGGCGGCTTGGCCGTTGAAGGCCAGAACGCCGGACTTGAACGAGATCAGCTTGGCATCGGCCTTGGTCTGGTCCAGCGCCTTCTTTGCAGCAGCCTCCATCATTGCTTTGAAGTCGATGGGGGTAGCGATGTTGGTATTCTCTTGCATGATATTGGTCCTTAGTTAGTTAGAGGATTACGCTTTGCCTCAACCCCCCTTCGGGGGGGGCTGGCAAGGACTACGCTTTGCCCAGGGTGCCCTTCAGCTCCATGACGCGGGCCACGCCAGGAACTTCGTTGCCCTCCTGCCACCGCTCACGCACCCCAGTAAGGGACACGCGGCGCTGGAGGAGGTCAAATGATCCAGTCTCCTTGATGTACTGGTACAGATCGGGGTAGCTGGTCACCTCAGCGGTCTCAACCGGCTTGATCGAGATTTTCCCCAGCTCGCCTTGGACCAGGTCCATGTCGCCGTTCTCCATCTCAGTGATGTAGGCGGCAAGACGTCCATCCTCCTCAGCCTTCATCTTGTCCACATCCTTCTGGAGGGCAATCCGCTCTTGGCGGAGAAGGAACAGTTGGTCGATGCGATACGAAAGAGAGTCAGTCATGCTATTCCCCATATTTCTGATAGATGTCGTCAATGGCAGCGAGGAGCAGCTTGTAGTTTGTATTCTCCTTTTGAGAGATCAGGAACAGATCGTGGGGGAAGTCCCTGTCCTCGGGGTACATCGCATTCTCCAGGAGCATCTTCCACTTGATGGGGAAGTCCCTGAGCGGGACTGAGTTCATCTTGAGCATGTAAAGGCATGCATTCAGTCGCCCATAGTCGTTGGCGGTCGGCTTGTCAACATCGATGCCGAGTTCCTTAATCATCCAGATGGATTGTTCGATGAGGGAAGGGGGAAGGGTGGTCATGCGATTCTCCTGTTAATTAGGATCATACCGGTGATGGGGAGGATGTGATGATCCTCGGTGACGGCTTGCCACATGTAGCCGGCGGCGATAAAGGTGGGGGCGTCCAGCGGGTGGGAAGGAAGGCGACCGTACAGAGCGTCATCCTGCCACTCGGGCTGGAGGGAGGTCGTCATAGGTGACGCCACTCCGGTGGTAGAGAGGGTGGGGCAGTTACAGTGGTACATCGTCAGCTCCTCAGTTAGTCTAGCACTCACGCTAGGGAAACTCTATTATACCGGAGAATTACGATGAGGGGTAACAATCTTCTACCAAATTACGCGATCGCGTATACGTAATATGCGGACCTACACGAAATAAAGACGAGAAATGCCTTTACTTTCTAAAATGCGACGGTATAATTGAGTCATAGCTAGGGTGGTCCTGGCTACAACTAAGGAGAATTACCATGAAACTGCGTCTTACCAATGAAGCTGGTCTCAACGTTCTGCTCGTCGAACATGTCATGCGCAAGGTCGGCACCGACATCACTGTCACCATCGACGGCGTGGAAGGCCTGGCCCGTACCAACGAGAAGCGCAACCTGACCTATGTCACCATCGGCGAGACCGCCATGCGGGTGGCCGCGGTGCTGGAGGACGGCGGCGAATACACCACCAAGGAGTGGGAGGCCAAGGCCAAGCCGGAACCGGAACTGGATGCCGATGGCAACCCGGTCGTCAAGGTCCGCAAGCCGCGTGTCGCCAAGGAGCCGGTTGTGGACGCCGAAGGCAACGTGGTCGAGCCGGTCAAGAAGGTCCGCAAGCCCAAGGCCGTCGTGGCAGAAGCCGAAGCAGCCTGATCTACCTGGGTTCAGAGAATAGCCGCTACCCACAAGGTAGCGGCTATTTCTTTGCCTATCGGAAAGGCGTATACTAGCCGTTCGGTAGGTAAAAAGAAGCCCCCCACAGCGATCAGTCCATGGGGGGCATAGGCGTCAGGGGCAGAGTCCCGACTCATAACACAGTCATAATTCTACCCTGACTTTCTGTGGAAGTAAAGTCAATCGAGGTATTTATTATGGTTCAAGTATCCCCCCTTAATACTCCAACAAACAACTACAAGCGGTGGACCAATAGCTGCGGCCTTACTGATGATGATCTCCTTCGTATGGGGATCAAGCATATTACCAAGGAAGATGCCAGCCAATTCATAGGCTTCATTCCCGATAAGGCATGCGCCGTCATCCCCTACCCAGCCACCACCTTTGTACGGGTCCGCCAGCTATTCGGGCCCAAGGAGGTAGTTGAGAACAAATACCTCTCCCCCAAGAGCAGTGGGTGCTCTCCTGTATATCTCCCGCCCTGGCCCGGTCTTGAGTGGGCGGACATAATGGCCGACCCCTCCATCCCTGTTAGCATTACTGAGGGGGAGGCCAAGAGCTACACCGGCTGCAAGTATGGGGGTACCACTATTGGCATCGCCGGCACCTCCATGATCGCCACGCTCTTTGACGGACAGTGGGCATGGGACGGGCGTGTTGTATCAGTTATCTTTGACCACGACGCCGGGTGCGAAGCTGGGGAGTACAAGCAAGGCAATCACGATGCTCTTGGCAGGCTGTGCAGCCAGCTTATGGCGGTGGGGGCCAATGTAATCGTCATCGACATCGGCAAGGTCTGTAGAGATGTGTCCCGTAAGTGGGGGCTTGACGATTACCTTCTTGATGGGGGAACTTGGGAGACGCTGCTAGGCACGGCCCACGAGCCGCCTGAGTGGTGCTCTCTTCTGGATGAGCTTATGCGCACTTGCGTCTTTGTCGTCGGCACGGACAAGACCCATATCTACAACCTTGTCGACGGCTCCCGTAAGCTGGTAGGAGACTTCCACCAAGCCAACATAAGTAAGCGCCGCCTTGACCGCAGTAATCCAGACAAGCCCCCCAAGGTCGTACAGATCAGCAATACCTGGGTGGAACATAAGAACCGCCCCACCGCGCTGACCTATGAGCTCAACCCACGCTACCCATTCGGCTTGAGGGGCAATATGATCAACCTCTGGCACGGCTACCCCGAATTCAAATTAGGTAGCCGTGCCAAGACTGAGCAAGTTCAGGAGGAGTGGAAGCGGTTTGTGGAGGGGCTGTTTGGGGATCAATGGGAGTGGGTCTGCACGTGGGCGGCTCATATGTTGAATAGGCCTGAGGAGCGCTGTACCCAAGCCGTTATGTTGCTAACTAAGGTTCAAGGCATCGGCAAGTCGCTGTTCGGCGACGTGCTACGCGACCTCACGGGAGTCCATGGGCTGGAGTGCTCGTCAAGTAGGATGTTTGACAAGTTCAACGCCTCCATGGAGGCCAAGACGCTCGTCATGGTGAATGAGCTTGACGTTAAGTTCAACGCCCGTGAGGGCCAGCTTAATGATCTGTTGACTGAGGAGGTGGTTACAGTTGAGCCGAAGGGGAAGGATGCCTTCAACCTAGCCAACCTGCGCCGATGGTATCTTACCACGAACAGTGCGTCACCGTGTAGATTGAGCGCCGGACAGAGGCGGGTGCTCGTTGTACAGCCTCCACGTACTCATGTAGACACCAGAGGCGACTGGGGCGACTGGGTCAGGGATGAGATTGCTGGCTTCCGCAGGGATGACGAGGCGTTGGCCGCGATCCGGCTGTGGTTTGATCAGATCTGGGCAGATTATGGGGAGGGATGGGACAGCACTGCACCCGTCCCGCGCACAGACGCCGCCGACCAACTGGCTGAGGCCTCAATGACTACCAACCAAATCATCGCTGAAAGTGTTATCAGAGAGATGGCGGACATGGATGGAGGGTGGGGAGCCATACACCCTGATCTGAAGAAGTTGAACAATACCATTTGGGGGGAGGTCATGCAGACGATCAAAGCCACTGGAGGGTATGTAGGTCAGAAGAAGGTCAAGGAGGGAGGGAGGGAGGTGTACCTTACCATCTATGACCTTGAGGGTACAATGGAGCGCGTCCGTACTTCCAGCGGGAGCTATAAGATCCACTGCGAGGCTGTGGAAGCCAAAGAAAGGTCAGAAAAGCTACATTTGGCCTTGGAATCCCTTGTGGAGCGCCTAAAACACTAGGGGGGCTACCCCCCTACCCCCTCTGGCTACCCCCCTAGAAAAACCCTTTAGAATTAAGGAGTTGAGTATAAAAGGGGGGTAGGGGGGTAGGGGGGGGTAGTATATAATCAGCGGTAGAAAAAATAGAGACCCTCTTTCATAGGAACGAATTTAGACCCCCTACCCCCCCGCCCCCCCCTACCCCCCCCCCTGCCTGTGATTATGCCTTTTCCACCCCCATTTCCACCCACAAGAGCACGTGGCTGATGTTCCTCACCTACCAATCTACACGCCCGAGCATGGCCCTCCACGATCGCTCGCAGACCGCCCCCGCTACCCCTACAGACTCCCCCAGGAGGCCACTACAGGGCACCGTAGCGGGCTTTCAGGGGTAGGTGGGCATCTACCCCTTCCCGACGCCTAGCGCCTCTCCTGCGAGCACGCATAGGCAATGATGCGCATAGAAATGGCCCCGAAGGGCCAAGGAGGATTGCAGGAGTGGATTGGCTACCCTATGCCTACCCAGAGGGCGGTAAAGGAGGCAACAGCCCAGAGGATCAGGATGGCGCCCTCTCCCCCGCGTCTCATGTTGACCGCCCCCAAGCTGCACGAAGGATGTTACCCAGGGTCATCCGCTGGTGGCCGATGTTCAGGTGGGCATACCGGGCCAGGCTGGTACCCTTGGGCAGCCCACGAATCTCATCCACCCACTCGCCCAGGACTTCGTTGGGGACGCCACGCATACGCAGCGCGGCAGCGTCACCGTTGTCCCAGCCGATGGTGCCGTTGGGTAGGGTGTACGACTCGTAGCGAGCGGTCTTGGCCATCAAGATGGTCTTGGTCATGGTGCTGGCCATCAGAAGAGCCTCCAGGTGGCCACGCGCTCCAGCCAAGAGGTGCGCATCAGGGGCGGCTTGGGCAGCTTGGCCAGCAGGTTCAGCGTGGGGCGCTCAGCCCAGCCCACCAGGGCCAGTAGGCCTATGTACAGGGGCACTACGATGTTGAGAAAGAGGACGATGGCCACCAGCACGATGGCGATGGAGATGAGAAAGATCATAGCAGACTCCTTGGGAGACCGCCCCCGAAGGGGCGGTGGTTGGGATTAGGCGGCGAGCCAGGATTCAGTGGCGGGGGTGACAGCCTCGATCTCAGGGGCCAGCGTCTTGGGCTTGCGGGCCTTCTTGGCGGCAGGCTTGGGGGCGGCGATCTCAGCCATCGCGGCCACGAAGTCAGCCGGCACCTCGACGCCCACAGGAGCGTTGATCTCAGCATCGGTTGCCTTGGCCGCCACGGGGGCAACCTTGCGGGTCTTCACGAAGGAGTCATACGAGCAGTCGGCCACCAACTCGGCAGCGATCCGGCCACCGACCATCTCGCCATCGATGTTCAGGTGCAGGTAGGTCAGTTCGCGGTGCGGGTTATAGATCACCCACTGGATCTCACCATCGATCACGACCTGGCGCTGCTCGCCAACCTTGCGGATGACGTACGGGGTAAAGGTCACTTCCTTGGTACCGATGAGGAGGGCACGGCGGGCAGCAACAACGGGGGCGGTAGTAGCAGTCATTTCAATCTCCAGTAGCACCGGCCAGAATTAGCCGATGAATCAAGTGTACTCCGACGGTATGAAAAGTAAAGGCATTTCGGGGTAAAAGGGTACATTTATAGCTAAGACTTTCGCCCCCATCTGGGGGATGAGGTAAGTGATTCCTTATGTGAGGCCGATGGCTTTCATGACTATGGCGGTGGGCAGGGTTGATAGGCCAACGCTATGCTAGTCAATAGCTATGGTTCGGGGCAGTAGTGATAGGCAGCAGCTATGGCGGCAGGCATGCTGCCTGGTTGGATGACCCCCCCAGCACCAGCGTGGTGGCCCCGGTCTGGTATCGTATAGCACCCCCTCATATATTGATCAGTTTCTATGGACATACCGACGGTATATATAGGCCTCATATTAGCCCACCCTCGTGAGTTGATCAATTTCTATGGACATACCATTAGTATACAGAAGCCCGCGCGCGAGATGCCCCTTTACTTTCCAATAAAACAGGCGTATCCTATGGGGTATGGAGCTACTACAGCAACAGGAGTGCGAAGAGATTGAGGTTATACCCTCATCGGGAAGCGAAGCGACCCAATATGAGGAGGGTCCAGACCTCATGGAGCAGTTCGCCCCCAGGGATCAGCTCTCCCAAGAGGTCATTCAGCTCGCCCAATACGCCATCCGCAAGCGGCAGTCTCGCTCCCAATCTGTAAAGCAGAACATCATAGAGCAGTTCAATACCACCTTCACACTGATAGGGGGTGTCCCCCGATTGGCGCTGTGGGCTGACAAGAACCCAACGGCATTCTATGCCTTGTACTCCAAGATGATCCCTGCCGCGGTGAAGATTGACTCCTCATCGCTTGATCCTAATGCTCTCCACGAGGATGACTTGAAGGACATCAGCACTGACAAGCTGAAGCTGATGCTGTTCAAACAAGCAGCTGCCTTGGAACCCAACTACGATGGCAGTTGACGCAAGACAGCTCCTCCACCAGCTGGAACAGAGGGACCAAGCAAGAACGTCCCTTGCCCACTATGCCAGCTACATGGACATCGGTATCCCCGCTGCCCACCACCACCTGATCTGTGACGCCATTGACGAGCTTCTGGATGACCTCTGGGATGAGTTGATCATATTGGCTCCCCCAGGCTCGGCTAAGTCAACATACACCTCCATTGCCTTGCCCTCATACTTCATGGGCAGGTTCCCCAAGGGTCACATATTGACTGCCTCCTACAGCACTGAGCTGGCGGAGAAGTGGGGCCGACGGGTGAGGAATATTGTTGATACCCCCACCTTCAAAGCCTTGTTTAGCGTGTCTCTGTCCAAGGACGCGACTGCTGCGACCCGCTGGGCTACCAATGAGGGTGGGGAGTTCTATGGTGCCGGTGTGGGCTCAGGCATCTTGGGCTTCCGTGCGGACTTGGCGGTGATCGATGACCCCATCTCAGGTTTTGAGCAAGCTCAGAGTATCACGCAACTGTCCAAGATTCACAACTGGTACGAGACAGACTTCATCACCCGCCTGAAGCCCCAAGGCAAGGTTGTACTGATCTGCCAACGGCTGGCCAGGAATGACTTGGCTGGCTACCTGATCGACCGGAACATCACCTCCCCCACAAGACGCCAGCGGATATTGACACTGCCAATGATTGCCACAGCCAATGACCCTCTTGGGCGGCAACCGGGGGAGCGGCTGTGGCCTGAGTGGTACACCCAAGAGATGGTCATTGACGCCCAACGGGACGACTACAAGTGGAAGACCCTGTACCAGCAGGAGCCGCCGGCTGATGAGGGGAGCTGGGTCAGTACTGAGGAGGTGCAATTCCGTGAGTCACCAATCAACCCCTCCACCACATATGGCATGTCAGACTTGGCTCTGTCAGTCAATACAGGGGACTACACTGTACACATCGTTGTGGCAGTTGACGCTGACGGAGACTGGGACATCCTTGAGGCTAGGCGGGCACGAACAGATCCTGACTCGTCCGCCACCACGCTCGTGGCCCTTTGCCAGGCCCATCGACCTCAAGAATGGTTGATTGACGATGACAACGCCTCAAAAGTGTTCGGGCCGCTGGTGGCGACGAAGGCGCGGCAAGTTGGTACCAATGTACCTTGGAAGCCCATGCCGATGCGGGGGCAGGACAAGGAGACCCGCGCTGCCCCGCTGCGTGGTCAGTTCAAAAGACGCAAGGTGTATATGCCCCCCAACGCTCCCTGGACTTCATGGCTCACCAAGGAGCTGCTGCAATTCCCGAACGCACTGGGCCAGGGAGTGGATGACGGCGTTGATGCCCTCGGCCTGATGGGTCGCCGCCTGCTCCAGATCTCCCGCCCACAACTAACCGTGGTAAAGTCCCTCCCCACCACTGCTGATATGACCCTCGATGAGTTGTTCGAGGATATGCCCAAAGTTTCCAATGTGAGGTTGTAATGTCAACTGAATCCGCATACGCATCATCCCGCATCAAGTCTGTCGAAGAGGCAGACAAGACCCTTGACTCCCGCTATCGCCGTTGGAACGACGAGATCACCATGGCGGAAAAGGAATTTGACAACTTCCGCAAGCAGGGGCGCACAACTGTTCGGCGTTACAAGGACGAGCGGGACTCGGTTGATGGCAGCGAGCGCAAGTTCAACATCTTCACCGCCAACGTCAGCATCCTGGAAGCCTCGCTGTACGCCAAGATTCCCAAGGTGAGTGTCAGCCGGCGCTTTGGACAGTCGATGGACGACCCCGCCCGCGTGGCCGGCCTGATGCTCCAGAACGCCATCATGCAGGACATTGACGAGCCGGAATGCGACTTCGATCAAGTCATGAAGGATGCCGTGCAGGACCGCCTGGTGCCCGGCCTGGGCGTTGCGTGGCTGCGCCTGGAGACAGACACCGAGGAGGAGACACTGGAGGAACAGTGGGACGACCTCAGTGGCGAACTGATCCAAGAGGCTGCCACATTCGAGCGCGTGAAGCGGCAAGAGGTCATGATCGAGCACGTGTTCTGGGAGGACTTCCTGTACTCCCCTTGCCGGACGTGGAAAGAGCGCCGTTGGGTGGCTCGCCGGGTCTATATGGACAGGGATGCCCTGGAAAAACGGTTCCCCGAGGCAGGCGATCAAATCCCGCTGGACTTCAACCCGCGCAGCACCATGTCGGGTGGTCAGTCCAATGAGCCAAAGAACGACATCCTCCAGAAAGCCATGATCTATGAGATCTGGGATCGCCAGAAGCGCAAGGTCATCTGGATCTCAAAAGCCTGGCCGGAAATCCTCGATGAAGTGGATGACCCGCTCAAGCTGGAGGATTTCGAGCCATGTCCCAAGCCGCTGTTCGCCCTGACGACCACCTCGAACTGTATCCCCACCAACGATTTCGTCATCTTCCAGGACCAGTACAACGAACTGGACCTGGTGAACAACCGCATCTCGCTGCTGGTCCAGGCATGCAAGGTCGTCGGGGTCTATGACTCGGCTGCCACCGGCATTCAGCGCATGCTCCAGCAGGGCAGCGAGAACACCATGATCCCTGTGGATAACTGGGCGATGTTTGCCGAGAAGGGTGGTGTCAAGGGTGCTGTCGACTGGCTGCCGCTGGACACAGTCATTCAGGCTATGGAGCGGCTGCGTCAGGCCCGTGAGGACATCAAGGGGCAAATCTACGAACTCACCGGCATCAGTGACATCGTGCGGGGCAACACCAAGGCCAGCGAGACCCTCGGCGCGCAGAACCTCAAGGCACAGTTCGCCTCGATGCAGATTCAGACCCGTCAGGACCAGGTGGCACGCTTCGCGCAGGACATCCTCCGCATCAAGGGCGAGATCATCTGCCGCCACTTCGTCCCTGAACAGATTCTCAAGCTGGCCAACATGGAGTTTTACCTCGAAGGTCAGAACGCCCCACTGGTCCATGCCGCTGTCAAGCTGCTCAAGGGCGACCACGAGGAGTTCGAGTGGCGGGTGAATGTCCAGGCTGACAGCCTCGCCATGGCCGACCATGCCATCGAGAAGCAGGAGAAGGTGGAATTCACCAACGCTGTTGCCACGTTCCTCCAGTCGGCTGCGACCACCATGAAGGCGATGCCCGACACGGCACCCATCCTGTTCGAGACTCTCAAATTCGCCATCAGCGGCTTCCGGGGCAGTCAGGAACTGGAGGGCGTCATCGATCAGAACCTTCAACAGATCATGCAGAAGATTCAGAACCCGCCCCCGCCCCCGCCTGACCCGGCTGTTGAGAAGGCGAAGATGGACATGCAAATGGCGCAACAGACGCACCAACTGGACATGCAGGCGAAACAGGCCGACATGCAGATGGCGCGTGAGAAGATGCAGATGGACACGCAAATGAAGCAGCAGGAGCTTGCCTTCAAGCAAGCCATGCACCAGATGGATTTGGATCAAGCGGAAGTAATCAACCATCAGAAGATGGTGCAGGACCGGGAGAAGTTCGACCAGCAGATTGCCCAGGACAGCGCCAAGGGCATGATCGAGATCACCAAGGCGGCGCGTGAAGATAAGGAGAAATCGGAATGAGCATCTGGCAAGACGTGAGCTACAAGCACAAGTCGGGGGTGTGGGAGCGGAACCTCCACACAGGCGAGGAGCGGCGGGTGGATAAGCCGATGGCGGTTCTCCCCGAGGAGGCAATTGTTCCCCTTGAGGAGCACGTGGTCATCAAGCCCAAGCCGGCCCCCAAGAAGAACTGGAAGAACAATGCCGCGTAGGTCGTTCGTCCAAATCAACGGCAAGCTCTATGAAAGGGGCGTGGATGTTATTCCCGAAGAAGAAACCAGTCGTCAGGCCGGTCCGCGTGTCATGGCCGACCTCCCGGACTTTGTATCGCCGATTGATGGCAAGGTCTATTCTGGTCGTGCTGGCATGCGCGATCATTGCGCTCGCCACGATGTGGTTCCTACGCGAGACCTTGCAGGGCTACCAGTAGGTCCGCAGCAAATTCAACCTGACCGGAACGCTATCCGGCAGGAACTCAAAAAACTGTACTACAAATAAAAGGAAAATGTCATGGATGATCTGCGCTCTGCCCTAGAATCGGCTGTCGAGGAACACTCGGAACCTGAGACCCCCTCTGCTCCGGTCGAGACTGTTGCCGCCCCTGAAACTGCCTCTCCTGCTCCCTCTCAGGATGACGGCGGTGCAGAGGCACCCACCGAAACGACGGCGGAGCGCGGATCACCAGACGCTCACAAGTCCATCGAGGAGGTTGCCAATGAACCCGTTGTGGATAAGCCAGCAGACAAGCCTGGCCCTGACCCTCGCGTTGATCGCGCCCCCCAGTCCTGGAAGGGTGACGCCAAGCGGGTCTGGGCTGAACTCCCCCTCAACGTCAGACAAGAAGTCATCCGGCGCGAGCGCGACACCACCAAAATCCTCCAGGAGTCTGCCGAAATAAGGCAGCGGGGGGATGCTGTACGGGACGTGCTAACCCCCCACATGGACCGCATCAACGCCATGTACCAGGGCAACCCGATCACGGCCATCAACAACCTGCTCGGCGTTGAGCGGGTGCTGGTCAGTGGCGACCCGGCGGCGAAGGTCAATCTGGTTGCCAACATGATCAAGCACTTTGGCATCGACCTCGTGTCGTTGGACCGGGCGCTGGTCGGTCAGCCGATGACCCCGGAGGTGGAGCAACAGTCAAGCATCGAGAAGATGCTGGAGCAGAAGCTCGCCCCCTTCCAACAGTTCATCCAGAGCCAACAGCAACGGGAGCAAGAGCAGCGGGTCAAGCAAGAGCAGGAGGTTGCTCACACAGTCGAGTCCATGGCTTCTGATCCCAACTTCCCCTACTTCAGCGAAGTCAGATCTGATATGGCCGATTTAATCGACCTCGCAGCGAAAAAAGGGCTTTACTTATCATTAGAGCAGGCGTATAATAAGGCTGTAAGGATTAATGACGACACCTACCAGGCGTCGTCGGGACGTGAATCCTCACAGGCAGCTACCCAAGCCGCCCTGCAAGCCCACCAAGCGGCGCAACGCGCCAAAGGAGCCGCAGTCTCAGTGAGCGGTTCGCCCTCGATGCCCGGTGGCAACTCAGGAAATCCAAGTGATCTGCGCGGAACCATCGCCGGACTTTTGGGTGAGACAGGGAACAGGATATGAGCGACTACGTTAGCATGATAGTCAAGCAAATCCTCGGCCCCGGTCATGTGACCGAGGACGCGAACCCCACACCCAAAGCGTTCAGGGGAATTCCTATGCCAGTTGGAGGTGTCCCGCCTGCGACACCCGCCGGAACCAGAGTGTTCACCGGAAGTCCCGCAAGCACTATCCCTCAACCCAAATAGGAGATTCAAATGGCCTTCGCCAATCCCTCGATCAGTGATGTCATCGCGACCACGATCCAGAACCGTTCCGGCATCATTGCCGACAACGTGACCAAGAACAACGCTCTGCTCTCCCGCCTGAAGCAGCGTGGCAACATCAAGAAGTTCTCCGGCGGTAACGTCATCCTCCAAGAACTGTCGTTCGCCGAGAACGCCAACGCTGGCTACTACAGCGGCTACGAGACCCTGCCGGTCGCCGCGCAGGATGTCATCTCCGCTGCCCAGTACGACATCAAGCAGGCTGCCTGCCCCGTCACCATCAGTGGCTTGGAGCAACTCCAGAACGCTGGCAAGGAACAGATCATCGACCTGCTGGAAGGCCGCATCGCTGTCGCCGAATCCACCATGGCCAACCTGATCTCGTCCGGCCTGTACTCGGATGGCACCGGCTTCGGCGGCAAGGAAATCACTGGCCTGAACCTGCAAGTGCCGATCAACCCCGCTACCGGCTCACCGGGCGGCATCGACCGTGGCACGTGGAACTTCTGGCGCTCCAAGTTCTTCGACTTCACCACCGATGGTGGCGCTGTCGTGTCGTCCTCGAACATCCAGACGTACATGAACAAGCTCTGGGCACAGTTGGTTCGCGGCAATGACCGTCCTGACCTGGTGATCGTTGACAGCGTCCTGTGGGGCTTCTACATGAACTCCCTGCAAGCCATCCAGCGTTTCACCTCCAGCGAGTCGGCCACTCTTGGCTTCGTCACCACGAAGTTCATGGACGCTGACGTGGTGCTCGACGGCGGTATCGGCGGGTTCTGCCCGGCGAACACCGGCTTCATGCTGAACACCAAGTACCTGTTCTATCGCCCGCACGCTCAACGCGACATGGTGGCGCTGTCTCCGGGCAAGCGTTACTCGGTCAACCAGGACGCCGAAGTGCAAATCCTGGCTTGGGCTGGCAACCTGACGGCTTCCGGTCTGCAATTCCAAGGCCGCATGAGCGACTAAGGCTTTGGTCTCCCCCGTTACCTTCCTGTGTGGTTGGTGTTCGGGCGGGGGAGACCATCTTCTCTTGAAAGGAGAACAGCATGGCAGGAGTAGCAGGAGCAGTAATCGGCCTTGCATCGGGCGCACAAGCCAACCTCGCGGGGGCGCAAGCCTTGCTCGATGCTGGCACGGTCGGTCGTGGTTGCACGACTAACTTCATCGGGTTCGGTCTGGGCAAGACCTCGCAGGAACCGCTGCCGGAGGACTTCAACGCCACGGATGATACCGTGACGCTGGCGATCACGGGCGGTGCGGACTACGAGCCGACCTACACGGCCATCCCAGGTAACACGACGGCTGAAACGCTGTCGTGGGTTGATACGACGCCCCCGTAATGCTGCCGGGACTTCGCACCGCGCAAGGGGTGCTATACGTCACCACAGTCGCCCCTGTCGCGAGTGATCCTCGCGTTGGGGGCGTAGCTGTGACTGCCGCTGGCTCCATCCGGGCAGCCGTGAATGGAATCCCACAAGCATTCGCTAACGCACATGGAGTGCGGAACAATGGTGCGCTGTGTGTCAATACCGCAGGCACACAGGTTAGCAACCACGTGAATGGCCTGCCGGTCAATTCTGTGGGGCAGCTTGTTTGCCAGTTGAACCAGACCCCCGCACCGTCTGACCCGTATGTTGGTGGCATCCGTGTGGGGCCGCTTGGAGGGGTGTACATCACAGACGCCGCCCCCACGCCCCCTTTTAGCTTTTCCACTGGTTTCAATGACGGGTACTTCTGATGGCTCGCAAATCAATCGTTGAACTGATCGCTCAGGCGACTGCCGACTTCCCCGACAACGTGACCGGGCTGATCACGCCCGCCAAGCTGCGGACGTGGGCCATCGACTTCCTGAATGCAATCGCCCCGGCCTACGGGTATCTGACCCTCACCGGCCCGCTGACGCAGACGTTCGGCCTGTCCCCGGCGCTGGTCGTGTTCCAGGCAGCGTTTAACAGCGACCCGTCCCAGACGACTGCGGCTGTCCCGGCCTCGACTGTGATCAAGGTGGAGCGCGGCAACGTTACTGTCAACTTCACGATGGACTTCGAGGCAACCAATGGGCGCTTCATCTCCTTCCAACTGTTCAAGGATGGGGCTGCGACCGGCTGGCGCACTACGGGCAACGGGGCTGGCGCGGGCAACCCTGTGGGTGTCGCCCTGACCGCTGTCGACTACTCCTCCACCCCCGGTGCGGTCTATGATATTCGCGCCACGGCTGAGATTGCTGGAGTCAGCACCGTCATGAGCAACGGGGCACTGGTCGTTCAGGTCGATCCGGTCCGCAACTTCACGTAAGGAACAGTCATGATTAGCAGAAACAGTTGGGGACCGGGCGGCATGCAATGGTTCAATGGTGAGCCTTTGACAAAGGGGAAGCGGCTTGGGCTTGGAGACCCCAACTGGTTGTCAGGGGGTCAGCCGAATGAAAGCTACCAGCCAACGGTTACTCCGGGCATCAACACTCCGCCGCCGATGCCTGGTCCTGCTCCCACGCAACAGACCGCGCCCGCGCCGGCAGCAACGCCTGTCGCCACGCCCGACCAGTCGCCGTCCCTGAACCAGACCATCACGCAGGCGATGCAACCGACCAATAGTGCTGTGGGTCAGAACCCGGCTCCACTTTCCGGCTTTCCGGGACAGTTGCCACAGCAAGCCGGCCTCACGCAGCCTCAACAGTCGCAGTCGCAGTACGGGTTCCAACCGCAACAGACCCAGACAGTGCTTGATACGCTCCGTCAGGGGGCACAAATTCAGTAACGGGCTGGCATGCCCCGTTTCCCTGCATTGCCAACTACAAGGAGAATAGCCATGAACCAAATGATGCAAGGTGGTCTGCCCACCTACGATGACGCCGCGAACCTCGCCAACCAGGCACGGTTCGCAATGGACCACAAGCTGTACGTCCAGTTCTACATCCGTCCCGTGATGAACAACTTTCGCTCAAGTGAGGAAGGTCGCCCCATCTACGAGGAACAGGAGTACATTCGCATCATCGTTCCTGGCGACTCCAAGACGACTGTCGATTGCCCGGTGGATGACATCTTCCGCATGCGGTTCGAGAAGCAGTACAGCAAGTTCAAGAAGGGGCTGGAGCAGGCTGTCGACGGCACCCCGCTGGAGATGTGGCCCCAGATGACTGTTGGTCTCTGCGCCGAACTCAAGGCCATGAATGTCTCGACCGTGGAACAGTTGGCTTCCCTCGACGACGGCAAGGCCCAGAAGATCATGGGCAGCTATGACCTCCGGCGCAAGGCCCAGGCGTTCCTCGATGCCGCGCAGGGCGAAGCCGCCAACAACAAGATGGTGGCCGAACTGACCAAGCGCGACGACGAAATCACCCTGCTCAAAAACCAGATGGCAGAACTGATGAAGTCTGCGGCATCCGCAAAAGCAACCGCGAAGGCATAACCCATGCAAGGTAACGCGCTCCAGATCGCACAACAGGCAGCAATGGAACTGGGCCTTCCGGCTCCGACTGAGCTTGTTACCTCCAAAGAGCAGACCAGCATTCAGTTGCTCGGTCTGCTCAACGCTGCTGGCAACGAACTGCTCAACGCCTTCGAGTGGCAGTTCCTCAACAAGACGTTCATCCTGACGACCGAGGCGGACAAGGGCAAATACCCGATCCCTGCCGACGTGTCGCGGATCATCAATCAAACCTTGTGGGACTACGGCAACCGTCGTCCTGCATACGGCCCTGTCAGCTCACAAGGCTGGCAGGTGCTGACCAATGCCCTGATCTCTGTTGGCCCGTTCGCCCGCTACCGGGTGGTGGACAACAGCATCGAAATCCTGCCGGTGCCCAAGAACCCCGGCCACGTGTTCGACTACCAGTACATCAGCAACGGGTGGGTGCAGACCTTCCTCGACCCGGCTATCTTTGGCCCGTTCATCACCAACGACAAGGACACCATCCTGTACGACTTCTGGCTGACGGTCAAGCTGCTCAAGCTCAAGATGTGGCAAGCTAAGGGGTTGGAGACCACGAACCTGGTGGCCGACTTCGCCCGCACGTTCGATGCCCTCACCGGCATGGATCATGGCGCTCCGGTGCTCGGCCTGGCCAACTCGTTCAAGACCCCGTGGCTGACCATGTACAACGTGCCAGACGGCAACTGGAACACAGGCGCTCTCTGATGCCGCGTCCCCCGACCCGTCCCGCCATGCGCCAGATCAGCGGCAGCACGACAGTCCCGGCCCCAACCGGCGGGCTGAATGCTATCTCGCCCATCTCCAACATGGCCGAGACCGACGCGATCATCATGCGGAACTTCTTCCCTGAGCCGTTTGGCTGCCGGGTGAGGAAGGGCTACAAGCAACACGCCACCGGGCTGGATGGCGCGGTTGCCTCGATCCTGACCTATCTCAGTCAGACCGGCACCAACATCATCTTCGCTGTCGACCAGTCCAAGGTGTACGACGTGACGGCACCGGGCGATTACTCGGCAGCAATAGAGGTCTGCGACTCCACAAACCCATGGTGGCAGCACACCAACTTCGCCACCCCGTCCGGCACCCACATGATTGCCTTCAACGGGGCAGATGACGGTATCCTCTGGTCCTCGGATGGGCTGCACCGGCTGGTGGCTGGCGACGGCACGACTGCCGACACGTGGAAGAACATCGACCCCAAGAAGCTCGTCGTGCCGGTCATTCACCAGCGCCGGCTGTGGGCGGTCGAGACTGCAAGCACAAAGGCGTGGTATCTCCCCGCCGAACAGGTTTGGGGCGATGCCAAGTTCTTTGACTTCGGCCCCGTTTTCTCTCGTGGCGGCTTCCTCCAGACGCTTGTGGTCTACACCCAGGACAGCGGTTACGGCCCAGATGACTATCTGGTGGCCATCTCGTCGGCTGGCGAGTGCGCCATCTACAAGGGCACCGATCCCGACAGCCTTGAGACATGGGGCTTGGTCGGCATCTTCTACATCGGCTCCACCTTCACCCGCCGTTGTGCTGTCCGCTTCGGCGGTGACGTTGCCATCCTGACCCAGTACGGCCTCATCACAGTTGGCTCCATCGCCAAGCCGACCGAGTACAGCGTGCTCGACAACGCCCTGTCGCAGAAAGTCCAGTACCTCATCAGTGAGGTCATCAGCGAGGGCAGCTACCGCTCAGGCTGGTCGCTCGTGTTCCACCCCGGCATCAACATGATGCTCATCAACGTCCCCGGCGTCGTGCCGAGTCAGACGTTCCAGCTTGCCTACAACACGCTGACGAAGGCATGGAGCATCTTTGAGGGGCAGGTTGCATATACCTGGTACTCGGTGTTCGACTCCCTCCTGTTCGGGGGCGAGAACACGCTGTACCGCGCTTGGGAAGGCAACCTGGACAACGTGCCGCTGGACGGTGAAGGGGGAGACCTCATCACCGCCCAGGTGCAACAGGCGTTCAGCTACTTCAAGCTGCCGGGCGAACTCAAGCACTACAAGATGTTCCGCCCCACGTTCTTGTACGCGGGCAAGTTCGACTTCCAGGCCGGGGCGAACATGAACTTCGACTTCGCCACCCTGCCCCCGCCCGCCAGTTTCAGCTTGGCCAACTTCGGTGTGTGGAACGAGTCCCTGTGGGGAGATGATGTGTGGGCTGGCGGTTCGCAGAGCGACAAGCAATGGATCAGCATCATCGGCATCGGCTACGCTGCCGCCATTCGTATGATCGTCAAGACCGGCAGCGACCTGACCTGGGTCAGCACCGACTGGCTCATGGAGAAGGGAGGCGTGGTATGAACGATCTTACTACATTTGCTAATCTACTCCCCGCCCTGCCGGAAGGCATAAACCTAGCCAGCCGCGAAGGCATCATGGCTATGGAGCATGCGCTCTGTGCGGTGTTTGAACCGGGCGAGAACGAGGACGTGTTCCCCCTCACCCACCGCTTTGCTGACAACGTGTATGCTCGGGAGATTCTGCTCCCCGCCGGCACAATCGTCATCGGCAAGATTCACCGTTACGGGCATCTGAACATCATCACCAAAGGCCATGTGTCGGTGCTGACTGAGGATGGAGTTGAGGAGCTACGCGCCCCACTTACGTTCATCAGCAAGCCCGGCACGAAGCGGGTGGTGTATGCCCACGAAGATACCGTCTGGACCACCATTCACGGCACCCGCCATACTGACGTGAAAAAGGTTGAGGACGACATTATCTGCAAGACGTTCGCTGAATACGACCGCTTGCTGCAACTTGAGGAGAAACCATAATGGCATGGGCAGCAATCGGCGGGGCAGTAATCGGCACAGCAGGCTCGATTTATTCGGCCAACCAACAGAAGAAGGCAGCCAAGAACGCGGCGAACCAACCATCTGCCGGCGAAGCGGCTCAGGCTGCCAATCAACAGTCGTGGACTGACATCGACCGGGTGAATGCGCTCAACCGCGAGAACGCCCTGTGGACGCAGCAGCAGAACATGGCTGCTCAAGACAAAAACATGATCGACTCCAGCAACCAGTGGGGTTCGACCAGCCGTGAGCGCGACCCGGTTACTGGTGAGTTGAAACAGACCTCCTCGCTGGCAGGCCCGTGGAAAGACATTGCTGACCAGGGTGCGACGCAGTATGGTCAGATGCAGGGTGCCCTCGGCAGCGGCTTCAACGTCAACAGCGACTACATGAACGCCCTCCGCGCCCAACTGCAACCGGGCTATGACCAGATGGCTGCCGCCCAACGCAATCGGGCTGCTGCCATGGGAACCGGCTTCAACTCCGGGGCGGCGA